TGTGGGCGGCACGACGTCTGACCCAGCTCCTACTCCCCACATTAAAGGGGAACATCTTCACGAGGGACTTACTCCGAGGCCAGGACGTGGCGCTAAAGCGCCAGGGGAAGCAAAAGAGCCGAGTAAGCCTCTATTCGGCCGACCTTTCCGCTGCGACAGACTGGATACCACACAAGGTGGCCCAGCGAGTCATGGCGTACTTGGTCGACCGCCGGTTCAGTACCAGCGAGCAAAAGCGTCGCTGGCTTGACCTGGCAGAGGTCGTACTCGGACCCAAGCACGACGTTGACAGCACAGACGAAGAATCCCGCACGGTTCGCGGAGTCCACATGGGACTCGGACCCTCGTGGATCGTTCTAAGTCTGCTCAACGTCATGGCTGGTCTCATTGCCTCCCCCTCTCAGCGGCACGCATTCGCTGTGTGTGGGGACGACATGATAGCGCTGTGGACGCACTCAGAGATTGACACCTATGAGCGCACCATGGAAGCGTGGGGCCTGAAGATCAACCGAGGCAAATCGTTCATCGGGCCTAGAGGCGTCTTCTGCGAGAAACTCGTGGAACAACACTCTAGAACCCTCGCGAGTAGCCGATCGGTTGGTCACATCGCAGAGGCCGGCGCGAGCAAGTGGAAAGCGGACAAGTCCGACAATCCTCTCGCCGTTGCCGACGCCCTGCGACGTCCGGTTTACGGTCGTCGTCTTAGACGTCTACAAGAGACGACGCGACGACGCATGAAACCGACACAGACCCCAGGTCCCGTGCGGGCAGGAGGTTCCGGGATCGGAACACTGCCCAAACACGCGCTAGAACGTCTGATCAAACACGGCACGATCAACCTCGCCTCCACAAGGGAGGCTCCCGTCTGGTCCAAGGAGATTACTCTCAACTCGGTCCGACAGGAAGAGGTTGTTCGAGGCGTGTACACAGGGAGCTTTGTCAAGGCGGAGGATGCTAGGATCCTACTCAGCCGAGAACAAAGACTTGTTGACCTGTGCTCCGAGCAAAGCTCGGCAGATCGACGTCTCACCATTCGTCCCCTCACCAGGAAGCAGCTAAGGCGCACAGCCGCTCAGGGCCGTTCTCCAGAGCAGAGCTGCACACGTGCCACGATCAAAGTAGCCATCCTTGGAGCAGGATGGAACTCCCGTGATACGAAGCGTGCAGTATACCTACTGGATAAGGCAAAGGGAAGGGGGTTGGGTATGAAGATACGCCGGCAGCTACAATCGATAGCGCTTAAGGTACACAGCCGAGGCTGGGTACCCATCGAGCTAATCGAATACTTCGCGAACGAAGGAGCTTGCCGACGCAACAGGATAGCGCTTCTCCTAAAAGAAGCGCAATGCAGTGCCCAGACACCGCAGGCCCCAGCGAGTTAACGCG